GGTGCCATCGCCTCTACGCGTAATCATCAGACGTCCCGGATAGAGGAACTGCAAACCCACAACGCGAGTCCCAACCATCAACTTCTCACATCGCGCATTGCCACGCAGTAGCATGGCGGCTACGACAGACTCCCAATGCACGGATGAAACCGTGTCGGCATTTGGCTGCATGCCTAAAATAAAATGTAGCGGGTGCTGCGGTGCAGGACGCTTCCCGTCTCGCGTACGCTCATGCATCCCCAAAGGCAACGTACCAATGGTTTCGGAGATCAAACGTACACACGCCCAAACCGCCGATAGACGCAGAATATTTTGATCATTGACGTTTACACCGGCAGTACTGGTAGCCCCGAGCCTGGCCCAGGCATCCACATCAGTTAGACCAAAAGGACCGCCAAGCCAGCCCAACACGGCAGCACGGATTCGGCCAACCTTTTGAGTTTTATGCTTCATCCTGTCCCCATGCTAGAAAAATAGTCACTCAGCCCGTTATCCCCGTCATCACTCAACGCCCTAGACATCGCCATAATCATGGCGACAGGGGCATCGATCTTGTTTTCCGGCTTCTCTTTTGTGGGATGCCGCAATCCAGAAAACTTGGACTCACGCATCACCACGTTACTCACCATCCAGGCCACCATAGGATTCGCGTCATGCCGCAGATCCTGTGTCAGAACCAAATTCTCAATCTCCACAATCGGCAATGTGAAACGCGCTGAAGTCTGCGGCATTTCGACCATCAGCAGCCCATCCTCATCTGCCAGTTTGGTAGCGAAGTAAGCTGCAAATTTCGGGTCATAGACCACCTCTTCAATCTGGTGCTGCGCCTGGAGACTTTTCAGGTCAGACCGGATCGCATCAAAGTCGGTCGCGTTGCCGGGAGTCACAATCAAGTGATCCGATTGCTCCCAACCATAAAAATGCCGATTCTCCGGTGCATGCGCCTGGTCCTCGTTCAGGTAGCACTTGAAAAACAAGTGATATTGACCGTCCCGCTTAAAGACGATGCACAACACCGCTATATCGCTTTTCTCTGCCAGGTCCAGGCCGATCCAGCACGACTCACCAACGAACCGCTCAAGATTGAGGTCTTCATCGCCGCAATCCGCCCAGGATTCGGCAGACAACCACATCGAACCGCCACGCAGCCAAATGTTTAAGCGTTTAGTCAAAAAGTTCGGTAGCTCAGTAGGTTGCCGCTTGGCTCGCTCGGCCAACGCTCGCAGCTGTGATTCGTATACAGAGACACCCAGGTTCGGATTCGCTTTCTGCCATTCGATGGGGTCATCCCATTTCTCGGGATCATCCACTGTGTAAATAATGACTAGCAGCTCGTCGTCGTGAAAAATGCCCTGTAGCACCTTCTGCGCATACTCATGCTGCGAGTATCCGAACGAAGACAGATCAAACCCTGCCGTCGTAATCTGCCAAATCATTGGCTGCTTACGTGCCCCCATCCCCGACTTGATGACGTCATAAATCTCACGGGTAGGATGTGCATGCACCTCGTCAAGCAGCCCAGCGTGCGGGTTCAAGCCGTCCATGGTGCGCGCGTCCCGTCCCAGTGGAACGAACTTGTCTGCCCTGCCTGGCCGTATGTCATACAGCTCATTGAGCCGAACGCCCACCGCACGGCGCAACTGTGGCGACGCCAGCACCATCCGCTCGGCCTCAGCATGCAGAATCTTGGCCTGGTCCATTTTGGTGGCTGCGCTGTATACCTCGGCACCGCCTTCACCATCGAAGACCATCAAGTACAGGCCGACGCCGGAGAGCTTCGTAGATTTGCCGTTCTTGCGCGGCACTTCCTCCCAGACCTCACGGAAACGCCGTGTCCCGTCTGTGCGCATCCATCCAAACGCCAGCGCAATCCAGAACTGCTGCCAATCCGACGGCACAAAGACTTGCCCGGCCCACTCTCCTTTGGAGTGACGCAGGAACAAGAAGGACTCCAGGGCATGCTGCGCCAGCTCGTCACTGAAGTACAGCCCGCGTGCGTGGCAGCTTTCCAGGTCGCGGTAATGCCGCTCCACCGCCAGGCGAATCCACTTGCAAACAACAATCTCTCCCGCCATCACTCGGCGGCCGTAGGCATCCCAGTCGAATGTCCTCATACCAAGCGCATTCCAGCTACTGTCTTGCGCTTGCGGTGCAGCTCAACCGGATCCTCGAACCCAGGCAATTGCCCCTGGGAGCCACCACTGGATCCGGAACTGATCGCTTTCTGAAAAGACGGAATGGTTAATGCGGCCTCTGGCAACCACTGCAGCAGCTCTTTTTTCAGATTCCGTGCCACATAAAAACTTTGATGTGGTTGTTCATAGCCGTTGGGGGTTTTTGCAAAATAACTGCCATCGTTCTCTTTCATAAAACGCGACAGCAATTCTTCGGCTTCAACCCAACGAATAAAGGTCCGACAAATAACAGTCAGCACCATTGCGTCCGTGCGATGAATTAATCCATATTCATGCAGAGCTTGGGTAACGTGATCCCATAATTTCTTCTCTTTCGCAGAAAGTTTTGCAACCAGAGCAGGAATTTCAGAGACGACATTTTGAGCAGGCGCAACTTCCCCAGCAGCCCCGGAATCAACCTGTGGGACTACTCGAACATGGGAGCTCATAAATTTGGGAGGGTGTTTCGACCCCCCCCCTCTTGAAAAATCTGTCGTGCAAAAAATAAGACGGGGCGGCGGGTGTCCGGCCAGGTGGCTCAGAGTTTCAACCCACCCCTCCCGGCCCAGCGCCGCCGGCCTCGGGCCGCTTCCTGCTGGGTCTTCTTACGGTGGCAATCACGATTCATTGCCCGTAGGTTCTCAGGAGAATCATCAAGCTGACCATTCTCATCACGCTCATTGCTGATGTGGTCCACCTCATGGGCTACCAGCGGCACCCGCCGCTTAGCGCAGTCTTCACACTGGCACAGCCAGCCGTCACGCTCCAACACTTGCAGACGTAAGCGACGCCACTGCCGGCCACCACGACCTGAGTGCTCTGGGGCTTTCACCCATTCCCGCTCTGCATCTGCCTGGTGCCGGTCGCAATATCCATTGCCGCCATAGACCAGGGCAGAACAACCAGCGCGACGACAAGGTTTAGGAGCAGCTGTGGCCATTTCTTCACGCACCATCACTGAGCCCAGACGCGATGGGGATCGCGCACTGAGTACGGAGACATAAGGGAACAATAAAAAAAGCCCAGAAGCGCAAGGCGTCCGGGCTCAGTGATGATTTGTGCAGTCGCAAAACTGCTGAAAGTTAGCACATATTAACCTATTCGGTATAACTCCCGAAATTGTTTTTGAGTGCTGGAGGAAAATAATTTAAAAAATAAAAACCCTGTCTAACCGTCTAACTTTATAAATAGGTTAGCCAATAGGTTGGACGTAAATAAGTTATTGATTTTATTAACTCCGTCTAACCTTCTAACCTAAATAATCAATAATCAACTTAATAGGTTTTCAATTAATGCATCACGTCTACGCGCAAGTATGCGTACGCACCCACGGGCGGGCGCATGAGAAAGGTTAGGAGGTTAGACGGATTGAGTATTCATGCGGTTTTCAGCCGTCTAACCTGTCGCGTCTGACCTAACCTATAGGTCAGACGGCGGCGTACACCATAATCCGCAGTGGCTCTTTTCGGATTTCGAGCAGACAACACTCTCCCCCATCTCTGAACCAGCAGCGACATCATAGCCTTCACGCCGAAGTATTTACAAAACAGTTTGCCCATCCGGGCTCACCCCCAATAAAAGCTGGCGCGGCCAGCTTGCTGTTAGCTCTTAGACCCCACGTCAGCTGTCGCCAGCGCAGTCTTTGGCGCTTTACGAGCCGCCATTCTGTTCTTCAATTCCTGGGCAAGCAAGCCCGACTGCAAGCGATTCATCAGCGCCGAGCTGCAAACGGTATTCAACCTGGCCAAGTCAGCCATACCAAAGTCTGCCAGTAGGCCATCCAGTAACGCTTCTATCATCCCCTCGACAGGGACCACCAGGGCATCATCGGGAACCATGCGCATCGATGGCACCAGCTACCCGCCTTAATTACTAACAGAGGACTACAAGTCTTCAAAGGGCGTAATACTGTATCTATCGACGCCATGCTCAGCCAGAATGTTATGCAAAATCACTGTTTCC